TTACTAGATCGGTATCGTCTGGGGTCTCCCACCCAAAGTTGGTTGTATTTGCCATATTACGCTATTACTCCTATCGCAGTCTGCCAGGTAATTGTACCTGATAATGTGTTCCAAGCCTCTGAAGCATTAACCTCTGACCATGCTTGGAAAACGGCAGAGAATTCGATTGGGCTTAAATTGATGGTTAAGAACAATTCATTAAAAGAAGTGCTCCAGTTCCATCCTTCTACATACCCCTCAAAAAAGCCTCCAGTGGCTATTTGAGAAGGTAAATCTGTAATCCTAATAGGCTGACCTATAAATACACCCAATAGGGCATCTCGGTCTGTATCATCCAATTCTGGGTTAGTAATTGGGAATGTGATGCTATCGAAGTTTGGCTTTGGATAAGCACGAAGTGAGATGTATCGATTAGCCACATTCTGAGCATCTGTTGCATCGTGGATAGTTGAGTTAATGCTTTCGGCTTTGTAGCCATAAGTTCCAATTGAATTTACATCAGATGCAGTCTTTTGAGATCCGTAATTGTTTCCATAGTTAATGGCTACTGAGTTGCGGACATCGCCGATCTGGGTCTTTGTGGCTAATCCTGATCCAATAGCGGTATTTGCTGAGATTTCAACAAAGCCATTTGTAGCTGCATAATTCTGGCGATGAGCAGTATCTGCATATCCAATATCGCCATTATTGTCTTCATATAAATATCCGAATGCGGAGTTGGCAATTAATGAAACTACATTGTAAATCGTATCTTCGGCGCTAGTTCTGTTTTCCATTTCATACTGACCAGGACGATCAATTTCTCCAAGTCCTAAATTCGCAGCATTTGCCCATGTTTCAGTAGCATTGTAAGTAGCCCATGTTTCAGCTGCTGGCAAGCCATTCCAGTTATTTAATAGATACTGGCTCAATAAAGCATAAATCTGATCGCCGTCATCATCCTGAGATAAAACTCCAGTAGTAATAATCTTTGCTAATTTAGCCAAAGAACCAAGTGCGATGATTGAATAATTAAGAACTGTGCCGACTGATCCAGTAGCACCAACTGCAATTGTTATATCTGTGATGTTGCCACCAAAGATTGAAACATAAGTACCACTGGTATTTTTTAGTTGAAGGGTTAATCCATCATTTACCTGGATATCGTAGGTTTGATTGTTTAATACAACTAAATCAACCTGGATATATCCGGGATTAGGTTGCTGGTAAATATCTGTGCGACCAGCCTCATGAGAAATATCTGAGATAGCCACATCAGTATATTCAACGCCAGCAATTACTAATTTCCATTCTGGAGTGAACTGGGTCATTAATCGCCTCGAATGGCTCGATTAGTTAATGCTGGAACTGATCTTGCTGAACTCTCCGCTAATACTTTTGCAACCGCTCTTGATGCACCTTCGGCATCGACTGCCTTAACTGTAATGTTATTTACTGTAGTTCCGGCTCTAGCCGCTGCGCTGGCTTGTTGTGCTGCAGTTGCAGTTGTAGTAGCCGTTGATGCAGTAGCCGTTGCAGTTGCTGCACTTGTTACGGCTGCAGATCCACCAATTGTGGGAACATTAGGAAGAATTGGAATTGAGTTATAGGCATTAATTACTGCATTGATTGCTGAGATTGCACCCGATACGGCATTCTGAACTGCTTCGATAACGCTACCAACAACATTAATAACTCCACCAGCGATGATGCCAATAGCCTTTAGAGCATTACCTAATCCATCAACCAAAATAGGAATGATGTATGTTTGAAGGAATTGACCAAACTCTTGAAAGGTTTCTTTGTTATCCATAATAGCCTTTTTGATTGGATCAAAGTAGGCAGCAAATTTTTGAAGATTTGGGATAACTTGATTTACAACAATATCAACTAACTTCTCAATATAAGGAAGCAGGGCATTACCGATACTTTCTTTACCTTCTTCAAATGCTTGTTTTAGGCGATCCATTCTGCCTTGAAAGGTTTCAGCGTTTCGAGATGCTGCGCCACCATATAACTCAGATAACTTCTCTGTAGTTTTTGTAAAGTCCATAGTCTTCAAATCAGCAGCTGATAAACCAATTCCCAACCTGGCTAATTTGGTGTCTTGTCCTTCATAGGCTTTGGCTAGTGCTTCAGATACTGATGCAAGATCCTTGCCAGTTCCCTTTGAAATATCTAGGGCTAAAGTTAATAAATCCTGTGCCTTAGTTGTATCTTTGGTAGATACTGCAAGGCGTTGCATCGCTCCACGAAGTTCGGTGTCGGCAACACCCGCTGCTAATTGAGTTTTAGATATGAATGCTTCTGTGGCTTTTACCTGGGCATCAGTAGCACCTGTTGCAGACTTTAACGCACTTGATAATCTTAATTGGGCTTGCTCATCTTCAATGGCAGCCTTTACTCCATCAATTCCGATCTTTACTGCATAACCTGCAGCGGCAACGGCAGCAACTGCAAATGCAGCAGCGGCAGCCTTGCCAAACTTTTCTATATTGGATGCGGATTTATTTACATCATTATCAGCATCACCTAACTTCTTCTTTAGATCATCGACATCAGCAAGGATGGATAACTTAAGCGTGCGATTACCAGTTGCCATTATCCCCACTCCTTAAGAATGCGATCAAATGCTGCTTCCCACTTATTCACTAATTCAGGCTGAATTCTGCGAAGGGTTGGATAGATAAACCATCCCCTTGAACCTCTGCCTTGCCGTCCTGAATATGCAGGGAACTGTTTGAACTTATTAGAACCAAACTCCAAACCACCCCATAGGGTTTGTGTTGTAGCACCACCTGAAAACTTTTGCCTTGCGAAACCATACGAGAACTCACCGATTTTGCTCGACTTCGAGATACTAACTCCGCTAGCAACTCTCTGGACTGCTTTACCTGATTTAATTCTTGATGCAGCTGTTGCTTTAATTTCTTCAGATGCAAAATACGCCAAAGCCGAAGACTGAGTTCTTGCTTCATCTGTTGCTTGCTCATCCATCGCTTTGAATGCTTTGAGAATATCCCGGATGTCGGAGCGATCATAGGCAATTTTAACATCACTCACTTTCGCTCCTTTAATATCTCAACTGCGGTTAATAAATCTTCTGCACTAACCCATTCGCTCATTGGTATTTGTGTTGCTATTGCAACTTGAACCAGTAACCGACTTAGGCTTCCTTCGGGGTGGCTTTTGGGTCGCCATCATCACCGACTACAACATCTGCGATGGTTTCCATCCAGGCATCAAAGGGTTTGACTGGCTTGCCAGCGAGTTCACGCTTATGAGCATGATAGGCAAGAAACATAAGATCCCAAATACCCATTTTGTCTTTGGCTTGACCAATTATGTATCCTGTCTGCTTTTCCCACTTAGCCCACTCAGGCGGTTGGGCGATGTAACTTGCTTCTTCGCCTGAGTTATATTTAATTGTGATTGGTAATTTCATTTGTTTGCTCCCGTTTTATTTCTTAACTAAATGTTTCTACAACTTCACCACGAGCAACTGGGAATGTGAAAGATACTGTTTGAGCATCTACTCCTGAGCCGCCTGCGGTTGGATAAACTGGCAATACTGGGAACACAAATTGTGCGCCAGTTGCAGCTGTAAGTGTTACTGAAATTTCAGCGTTTGGTGATGTATCGCAAGCAGTCCAAAGTGCCTCGCATACTGATGAGGTCTTACCCCAGTCAGCAAGTAAGTCCAATTGGAATGTGCCTGAAACATTTACTACTTTGTAGGCTTCGCCATCTAAAGTCTGGTATGTCTGACGATCAAATACCTTAGTTAGAACTGCGTTTGTCGCTTGTGCTTCGATGTCTGTTCCACCTGTGAAAGACAACGAAATATCACGACCTGTTATTACTGTGGTTGCCATGATTTCTCCTTATGCGGTTTGTGTGTAATAGGTAGAAACTCGAACATCTGCAATAAGCAGAGTGCTTGCTCCAACTTGTGTAACTGTTGGTCTTTCGACCGAACTGACGATGTATCCCGCCGGGATAACTGCCAGAACACTTAATATCAGCTGCTCGATATTGTCCAGGCTTGCTGGATTTGAGTTGTAAGCAACTGCAACTGAAATAGTAAAATTGATCTTTGTATGGATTGTATTTTTATTGATAGTTTCCAATTCTAAATATGGACTATCTGGAACTACCACGACTGCAGGTGGAATTACGCTCTCTGGAACGAATGAATAAACATTACCTGCAACTGATGAAAGAGCCGTTGCTAGAGGTGTGCGGATTTGTGAAAGGATTGTTGAGGCGGTCATTGAACCATGCTCTCAACATCTATGCATGCGCCCAATATCCCGACACATCTATTGAATAAACTTCTGCCCATTCTGAACGGCGTACTAACGAAATCAACGCCTTCTATCTGACCTCCTCCTGCAAGGCGAGATTGAAATACTTCTAAGGAGACTACAAAGATTGCTGATCGAACTGGCTGATTGCCGACATAAGTTGATGCTGAAGATAAGGTTGCAGTTCCTGATGGAATGATATTTGCGCTCGCCACATCTGCGTTTGTAATGGCGCATGAGAATGTATATTGTCCAAGATTATCTGCCAAGATTGTGCGTGTTCCATTGTAAGGTGTTCCACATCCTGCGATGACTACTGATTGACCTTCAGTGAATTCATGAATGCCTAAAGTAGTGAAAGTTGCTACATTGTCAGTTAATGAAGCCTCTTGAATAGGGCTTTTGAAAGTAACCAACATTGGAAGGATTACGCCTTCTGCGGTATCAATAATTTCATTTAAATAACTGTCTGAATATAAAGAAGAAGATACGCCAAGCACTGATCTCAACTCTGTGGCTGTGATAATTGATGGCATATCTTCCTCTCTAAACTCCCATTAATGGATGCCTGAGATCGGGAGCAACCTCAGGCACTAATTACTTATTGACTAAGCAACCATCCACTTATATGCGCCAGCGCCAACCTTAGTTGCGATTGCGCCGTAGCCGTAGTAAGCAACTTCAATTTGTCCATTTAGTGCAACATTTGTTTGAAGGCGAACTCGTGGGCTTTCATACCATGTGTATGAAGATGGGTTGATAACTAGCATTGTGTTATCGCCAGTTCCAGATAGGTTGCGATCTACTCGGAAGTTTAAACCAAGTAAATTGCCAGCAGTGCGAGTTGAACCTAAATCTCCACCTTGATTGTAGTTACCGATCAAGTTCTGGTAGATAGGGCGACCATTGTCTGCTAGGTTTTGGATTGCTCCCCATTGTGCTGGAGATACAACGATGTTCTCAGCAACGCCAAGAGTGTTTGTGTAAATTGAAACACCAGCATCAGAAATGAAGTCTAATAAACCAGCTGCATCAATTCATCAAAGAACGCTGGTGAAGAACGATCAAGAATTTCAACTGAGAATGTTTGTCCGCCAGCATACTTCTTAACATCTACTGATAAGAATGAGTTTGTCATTCCTGTTTCGATGATTGCATCGGCTTCTGTTTCAACCTGGACAACTGGAACTGCAGTGATTTTAGGAATTTCGAAAGTCATTCCTGCATCTGGAAGTGCACCAGTTGAGATAGATGCGATCGCTGGACGATCTGCATTTGAAAGTGGGTTGATGATTTCTGTTAATTGACGAGTTGGAACTAGTCCTGCGTTATTGCTTGTCGTGTCATCTGCTGCACGAACATACATTCTGCTCTCATCGTTGCCTAGAGCAGCACGAACTGAGTGCTCCAAGTATGTTGCTTTTGTAGTGATTGGTGAGCGTGGCTTTGTGTAAGCAACTGGTGTTGCTGCACTAACTGCCACTGGCTCAGACTTTGCCGCTTCTACCGCTTCGGTTGCGATAGGGGCTTCTGAATTAATCTCAGACACTTTGTCCTCCTGTGGTTGTTCTTCCGCAGCGGTTGCTTCGGAATTCTCTGTTGTTGTTTCGGTTGCTGCGACATCCGCAACTCTTGCGCTATCTATTGCTGGATCAGTTACTAAACTAACCTCAATTAATTTTGCTGCACTGATAGACATAACTCCGGCTTTATTTTTCCAGTCATCTACCATTACACCAACGCTAAAACCATCGCGCAAACCTTCTGCGGCTTCTAGCAAACTATCATCTCCGGCAATTGTGCCAGCGATCTTAAATGTTGCCTCGATACCATTATCATCTGCAGTAATGTCCATTAATTTGCCGATTGGGCGTGTTCGATCGTGCTCTAATAATAATTTAACTGGCTTTGAGAAATCGATACTACCTTTTTCAAATACTGTTGCTCCTGCTGATGTATTGCCTTTTTCGCCCCATGTAACAATAGTTCCAGAGATGGTTCTCTTACGGCTATCAGCTGCGGTTAGGGTTATTGGGAAATTAATCTTCATCGGATTAAGTCCTCCTCTTCTTGTATTTGTTCGATGCTCATAGCACCAATTCGGTTTAGGATTTCATAAACTTGTGCACGCTCTAAAGCAGATCCTCTTAGGAAGTCGTCAATATCGAAGCGCACCTCTGTGCCAAGTGGCACGAAATCCGAAGCGGATAGGCGTTGCTCAATCGGAGTTAAGATATTTCTAAGTGAGAAATCAATTAATGCTTTACGCTCTGCAGTCATGTTTGTATAAGTCATTGAAGTAGTTTCTGCAGATACAAATGATGCCGGGATATTGCAAGCACGAGCAATTTCAAGTGCTAAGTATTGGCGAGCCTCATTTAATTGTAATTTTTGAGGATCAAAGCCAAGTGCAGTTAATTCAACATCAGCATTTAAGAATGCAGTTGCTCTTGTGTTTCTTGCAACCTTCCAACTTTCAAGAAGTTTAGAAATACGCTCTGGAGTAAGGTTTGTTCCATTTGATTTTAGAACCATTGTTGGAACTGGCTCTTTAGCGTAAAGTTCAGCTGCTTTTTCTAATTCTTGCGCTGCTCTGATTGTGCGACCCGCACGATTTAATACACCTTCATCTAATCCACTAAAAACAATAATTGAACCAACACCAGCAGAAGGAATTGCCATTCCATCAATACGATATTCGGTAATTTCTGTTTGTTGGGCATTTGTAATGTATGTAACTCGATCAGGAGAAACTCTTGTCCAGGCACGAACTCTGCCACCATCTGATGCTGAATAACTGTCTAATACTTGACCATAAGCAACGCCTCTAAATAATAAATCTTCGGCTATCCAAGCATAAATTGCAGAACCAGCAATTCTAGGATCTGGTTGCTTAATAACTCTTAAAGGTTCAAGGTGTTGATTTGTAAAATAATTATAAGTTTCTAAAGGTAATGAACCGATTGTTGAGCAGATGATATTTCTTGCTCTTGATAATGCTGGAACGCTCATCGCTTGTTCACGAGTTGCAGTTTGTGCACCATAGAACAATCCGCCAACTGATTGTTGAAGATTGTAAGGTGTATTAGCCGCTGCAACATCTACTGATGAAACTGGAGCGGTATTTGTAATAAATCTATCGAAAATTCCCATTAGAGAGAATTATACCATTTTGTCCGATTTATCCTACTTGTATGTCTATCTCTGTTTCAACTTGTGTCGCAAAATAGGAAACTAGGGCAGTGGCAACGGCGGCGCATACTGCAACCCTTGATGCCCTTCTTCCAATAATCCACGCACCATCGCCATAAGGCAATCTAGCAGCTGATAAAACTTGTTGAGTTAATTCTTCCTGATCTCCATGCTGTA